CACTCTCCCCACCGGGAGAGCATGGACCAAGGGCCTACCGTCCGCCGACACCCCACCTGTGTTGATCGCACCGGGTTTCAGAGAAAACGAATCGAGGATCCCATCATCGTGGACCAGAAGAATCGGATCCACTGTTCTGTGGCCCTGTTTCAGAAGAGTCTTCTTCTGTTCGTTCAGGGTCTTCACCGCAGGGAGAACGTCCATCGCGGGAGAGATCCCATACGGATCCCCGTCCACTTGTTCGTATCTCGATACCGCATACGGGAAGGACCGGAAACCTCCTTCGGACAGGGTTTCCTTGCACTCCACGGAAACGTAGTAGGAGGAGAAAGGCATTCCACGGTAATCCGCTCGTTTTACGTCCCGATCTGAGCGGGGCTTTACACAGTGGATGAAGAAGAACTCGCGCTCTGGCGCTGACTCCACTGAGGATTTGATCTTTTCTGGAGTCCCGGCTCCCCACTTCTGTACAGCCTGGCGCGCCGTCATCGGGAAATAACGAAGAACTCCATCCACGATCCCCTGGTGATTTTCTTTGAAATACGCCTGAGACAAATGCACGGACTTGTACCGCAGTCCTACTTCCTGAAGACTCGAATCCAAGTCATCGATGAACACGCACCCGGAACCGTAAGCGCCCAGGCTCTTGTAGTTCATCTGGTTTTGGGACGCGAAATTCGCGTGGGGCGCGTATCTGTATTTGAAAAGGAGAGTGGTCACGTCTTCGAACCAAACACGAGACGCGCGGTCCTTCATGAGCGCTGGATCACTCGGCATCAGACGATGCCACTTCTGGTTTCGTGGAGTGAGAAGAGAATCAAGAATAGACGCAAACCGATTGAGCGCAATCGCGGCGGTCGAGTCGAAGATGTACTCCGTCCTCTTTTCGCCCTTCGTAGACATGTGCCCGAAGTTATCGAAGAACTTGTACTGTTGGGGTAGCATCCTCTGCGCGATCTCTTTCCACTGGGTGTGGTGATTTCCGCGCGCATTGAATCGGTCCTGATACTCACGAACCACTTCGTTCGCGATCTCGTCCTTACGTCTCTTCTCTGAATCCATCGGCATCACTGAACGCCCAAGAGAGTTCTACGAGCCGAGGGGACTTCCATGATGTTCGGGTTAGCGCCTGCGAGAATGTTCGCGGCTCGACCCTGGCCTGCGGCTTTCCGCCTAAGTTCTTCTTCCGCTCTGTTTTTCTGGATTGCGATCTCTTCGTCGGTCAGGCCCGGAGTGCCCAGAGGTGCCGCCGGACTCGCCGCTTCGGGCTTCCGAATACGGTCAGAGTTAATGCCCGCGTCCCCTCGGGGCCTTGTCGGGTCTCTGTACTGAGCCCCACCAGGACCGGGATTGTCCGTAGTCCTCGTGCCACCAGCCCCAGAAAACCAACTCAGCGGATTGAACCACGCCATGCTTCCCTTACCCCCTGTGCTCTACCCCTAGAGCAATGCCCGAAAACTTATCCAAACTGCACCGGACCATTACCCGAAAAAATCGTAATCAACATCCTTCGCGCGGGCCTTCGACTCGTTCCCCATCAGACTCCCGCGTCTTCGCCTCGCCGCAATGTCTTTGTGCGCCCCCTTCACTGCGAAGGTACACGCAAGCGCATCACCGAAGTCAGGAGATGGTTCACCGCGCTTCACCATCTTTTCCTTCTGTTCTAACATTATCTTATCCCCTGCGCCCTGAAATGTGTACTGGGGGAGTGTGAGATCCCGAACGAGTTTCTTCATGTTCGGGTCGATGCACCCACCTTTTAACCACTCCTTAAGCCCCGCCCACATTTCCGTCCTCTTGTTAAAATACTCTTCCTTCTCCGCTTTAACCCCAAACCAGACTTCAAAAACCTTGAATCCCATTTCACGAAGCCTGTCGATGATTCCTGTCCCGTTACCAGCGTCAATACACACGATGTCGGGATTATATTTGTTGATGAGGTTCGCGCATATCTGAGCGACCTCCATGTTGTCCTTCGACTTCACTTCCATCCACGGGATGCTCCGAGCGTCACGTCCTTGTCGAAAGGCGATGACGGTGGAGTTCGATCCGAACCGCGCTGGATCCACCCCCATCACGAGGGGCGCGTAGTCGTCGTGGATCAGATCGCGTTTACAGGCGTCGTCCACTATTTCCCTGGAGATGAACTGGTTATCCCCTTGGCGCGGGAACTGCCCTTTGACTTCGACGCGGGCTTCGTCAGAATCATCCCCGTAAGCAGTAATAATCTCTTCCAGGGTGTTGTAGTCAGACCCTTCAACAGTTCTTGAATCGAGATTTCTCGTGTGCCATGTATCCGAGAATTTGTGGAACCTGTCATAGAACGCTCCTGTGTTTTTTCTGGGGTTCGAGAACGCTAACCAAAGCCTATGCGTCGCGACTTCTGTGAAGAACCCTGCCGTCACCGTCCAGATCGATTCTGGAATACCAGACGCTTCGTCAAAGATGACCATCATCCCGAGAGGATTATGCGCTCCCGCGAACCCGACCGGATTCTCTTCTGACCAAAGTTTCGCTGACGCTTGGTAATAGGTCGTCCCGATCTTCATGTCCGCTAACTGCTTCTTTAACCATTCGGTCGGTTTGACGGAAGTGGCCTCGAAGTCAAACCACTGGGAGTTGATGAGGAGCGCATACCATTTACTCAGTTCCCCCCAGGTCACGGTCTTCAACTGGTTTTCGGTATTCGCCGCATTGATGACGGTGCCGCCAAGAGAAGTAGAGATAAACCACAGGTTCAACCACGAAGTCAGCGCAGACTTCCCAATGCCTCGTCCTGACGCAGTGGCGGATCTGTATATCTGGGGCATCTCGCGATTCGCGAGGCGGCGCTCTTGTTCCTTTAGGTGTTCACCTATTCGGACAAGCTCCTCTACCTGCCACTTCCGGGGACCGGCGTACTTTTCCAGCGCCGTACCCTTCTCGCCCCACGGGAAGGCGTACATCACGAAACCCAAGGGATCGCTTTTGAAGGAGAGGATGTCTATGAGGAGGGACTGAGTTTCCGCTGTAGTGCTCTTTTTCATTCCAGCTTCCAGAGTAAAGGGGCTTCCGCGTTCGTGCCACAGGGTATTTAGGGCGGGGCGGGCCTAACTATGATTCCATCGGAAAGTCAAAAAAATCGTATGACACGGCGCTCTGGAATGTTTTGGTCTCCTATTCTTGACGCGCATTACCGCACTAGGCTTATCAAGAATTAAATGGTGCGTTAATTATTTTCGACGTACTCCACCAGAATTATCAAGAATTAAATGGTGCGTTAGCGGGGTGCGTAATTAATAGAATTATTGGGTGGTCAGGTATTCAGCTTCGGGGAGGCAAACGCCCATGCCTCTAGCAAATTAGAGGTATTTTGCCAGATTTCAAAAATAGGGGACTTTTTCACTTTATTTAATAAAAAAATAAAAAATAATGGGAAAGGCCAAAGGGCCATCCCTCTTATATCGCATCGGGCTCGTGCGAAGGTACCGTACTTTTCACACCCTCGCGCGAAATCCCGACCCGCCCGGCACCCTACCCGGTCTATTCACGATCCGAATTCCTCAATGATTTCAAGGGCACACACTACAAAGCCCATCACCCCCTATCTTCAATGATATTAACTACTTAGCTTTATTACTTTACATAATAAGCATTATCAGACCTTGTCGTTTTAGTTGAGAGATAGCGTGATAGTTGACTCGATTAGTCTTTTTGAACTCGATGCGCGGTGCGTTTGTGTAATATACCTTTAGGCTCAAATAGCATATATTCGATTAGGCGACCAAATGACACGATGCCGCTGTAAAATTTACCATGTAAAAATTACACGACATACCTGGCTTTTTTTTCCACAAGGAAAACAATAACATTCCTAATATTCCATACATTCCAATATAAAAGAAAGAATAGGTGTTTGGACTACTAAGCCTAACCGTATTTTCCCCGATGGAATATAGCCCCCCAATACATATCTCTCTAGTAACCTGGGGACATATCGGTTATGTGGTATGTAATCATTTCAAGGGGTTACAAGGCGATTTTCCTAACATTTCAGTATCATTGAGGATTTTAAACCGATCGGTTGAACTCCATGCGCGACGTGTCAAACGCGCCATGCGTCCACGCCCTATTCCCTTGGTTTTAAAGGTAATCGAATTTTCTTTTTCAACCCCCTTTACAGAAATGAATAGAGGCATTATACCTATAGCTAGTGATCCAGCGCTTATGCTGAATCCAAACAAAGGGAATAGAAAATGGAATCGTTGAGCTTGATCGTAAATGTAAGCCTGTACGTTATGGGTTTTTTAATGATCGCTGGAATCGTGGTGGAATCATGAGCGCCACAACTATGAGCGCCACAACTATGAGCGCCACAACTATGAACGCCATAACTAAAAGTCCGAAGGTTTTAGCCGCTGAATTTCGCGCCATTGCGGATAAGATTGAATCGCTCAAAGGTCGAAAGGCACTGATCGGCGCGAAACTATGCGAGCGCGATCCAAGCGGAAAAACTCTCGCGGTCTATCTAAACAACGGTGGACGCGGGAATTATGATTTTTCCCGCTCGCTGATCCGTCATGCGCGCGCATTCCATGTGAATCAAGGTCACGATAAACTAAAGGACCGCGCGGTCCAGTTTAGTCGCGTCGGTTCTTACGCGGCGAAGATATCGCGTGACCTAGACGCGCGTGTGACTCATGACAAAGTACCGGAAGCGGTTCTCTTTGGGGATGCGGTATCGGTGGAGATTGAATGCTTCCTTCCAACGGCAGTGGCTTGCTGCCCGGATAGATCCTGGAACGGCGATTTCTGCGATTCCTGCGGGTCAACGGCTACTCAAGAGGAAATCGCGCGGAGTTCCTCCGCTAAACTAATCCGCCGCATCCGAAACGCGAAACTATCGTCATGCGTAACAGTGAAAGGGGATGGAAGTCTAAGGCCTGATCCCGGATATGATCCGGTTGAAATAGTCGTTTCGTTCACTAGATCAAATAGAGCGCCGCTTTTCGCGGTCTGCAAAATTCTAAAGGACATGCGAGCCACGGTGAATACTTCTTGTGGCTTGCACGTTCACTTGGATATGCGTCACTTGACTGCGCGTGGCGCGATGACGCGTGCGCGTCGGATCGCGGCGGCAGTTCCTTATTTGAAACGCATCCTTCCGCCTAGCCGTAGAACTAATTCCTATTGTAGGGATGACCTATCCTCCATCCGAAACGGGAATAGGTATTCCTTCGTCAATGGGAGAGCGTACCAAAAACATAAGACGATCGAAGTACGCGGCCATAGTGGGACTACCGACGCAGTGAAAATCGATCATTGGATTAATTTGATGATCGCTCTCGCGGATAAGCGCGGTCCTACTCCTTCGATTCGGACATATGAGGAATTAGCGGCGCATCTTGCGCGGTCCCTGAAACCGGAGCTTGCCTCTTGGATTAGGGAACGGGAGTCACGATTCAATCGCGTCATGGAAGAAAGAGCGGTTAGGGAATCCGCTGCGATGGATGAATTAGATCCGGAGAGCGACGACGCTCCAAACTTTCAGCATCCCGACGATATCGCCGCCGATAACGATCCTACCGATTGTTATGGCGCTCCGCTCCCGATCTTCCAAGCGGCCGAATAAATAAAACCTAAAAACGACTAAAAAGGAAAAACCTAAAATGTGTAAAATCGCGGCTATTGTGGATGCGTCTAATATCGTATTAAACCAAAAAGTCATTTCCGCGTTTCAGCGCGCAGTAACTAAAACGGATCAACACGGGTTTGGATGGTCTGTAAGCGGATCCGTTGGAACTAAGGTCAAACTATATGGCGAACGGACAAGCGCTCCGGATCGGTTTAAACCCCTTATGAAACCGAAAAAACGACCAAACGGGTTAGTGGAAGCGTGGCATGACTCGTTTGGTGATTCTAAAGCCATATTGAACCCCCTATCCGCCATGTTTCACGGACGATTTTCGACTAATACTCGCTCGCTTCCGAACACGCATCCGTTCGTTTCGGACGACCTAAGTCTATCTCTTATTCACAATGGCGTAGTGACCGACGCAGAAGGTGCGGTCCCTGAAATGGAACTAAGGACCGATAACGATTCTGAGATTCTGTTACGCCTATGGGAAAAAGGAGGAGTAGCGGATATAGAGCGGAACGTAGGTGGATATTATGCTATCGCAGCGCTGAATACTGCGGGGGAATTGCACATTGTGCGCGACGATCAAGCGCGGCTACATATATCGTGGGTTAGGGCGATTAAATCGTGGGTTATCGCTACCACGCCTGAAATCATCGAATCCGCGTGCAAGGAATTAGGATGGAAACACGACCTACCCGATCCGATTTCAGAGAATACCTATGCGGTGTTTAAAGGTGGAGCGATTCAGTCTAGCAGGTTAATTGAACCTAGACCGAAACCGGCGACTATGAGCGATCAAGCTAAATTCGCTCTAGGATCGAAGAGGTACCCGATGTCGGCTGTCACGGAAGCGGATTGGAATAAGTATGCCGCCTATGACGATGCGGATATCCCGTCTTATAGACCTGCTAAAAACATCGGGTACGGTTATTAGACTCTAAACCTTTACAGTGATAGAAGCTCCGCCGCCGCTAGGGAATGGTCCTTAGCGGCGGTTTCCGTTTCTGGGGTTCAAATACTGCGTGCTCGCGTCATGTGGGCACGCTGAAAGGGGATGCGCGAGGAGACAATAAAGCGGTGCCTTTGGCCTACAGGGGTGCCTTTGGCCTACAGGGGTGCCTTTGGCCTACAGGGGTGCCTTTGGCCTACAGGG